TGAGCGGTCCTGCCAGAGTAAAATTACAACGAGGTGGATCAAGCGAAACGTTTTACACAGCCGTATATGTAGTCGAATTCGAGCCTACGAAAATAAAAGTTCAACAAGGAACTTGGCAAATTCCAGATTACTCTACTACGGATACGGTCACACTGGGCGACTCTGTAACAACAGATAGAACAGCCTTAATGACTTATCACAGAAGCAACAGCACAAGTTATGCTGGCGCATATCAATTAGCGACCTGTGAGGTTCTCAGCAGCACACAAATAAGAATGCAAAGGGGAACTTCTGTAAATGTTACACTCACTGGTAGCTATTATGTTATGGAAGCTCTGAATGATGAGTGGGAAGTAAGTCATTATGACTCTGGAGCTGTGACTGGGAATAGTTATTATCAAACAATCACGTCTGTTGATACAGCTAGAACTTTTCTTATTGGTAGTTCCAGAACAGGTAGTACTTCAAGTGATATAGAGCAGTGGTCTTGGCACATTCGTTTGGCCTCAGCAACAGAAGTTCATATAGCTAGATGGAACACCGGTGCTAGCGATAGAATTTTTTATCAAGTAGTTGAGTGTGCTGATGACTCAATCTTTGTTCAACACAGATATGCTTATGGTGATACTAATACTGATTATCATGAATGGACATTACCTACACCAGTTAGTGTTGAAAGATCTATAGCGCACAATCCAAACGTCTTACCATATTCTAGAACAGACGGTACTAATCCACATCATCTTGGTGTCTATCGTCATTATTTGAAAGATGATGGCGCCACTTTAAGAATGGAAAGATATTTTCCTTCTTTTCCACAAGACGACTGTTATTTCGTCGGCGAGGTCATAGAGTTTACTGCCACAGAAATGTTTTGTGAGGGTAATGTGCGAGTAGATGGCACACTTACTTCTGGTATAGTTGTTAGTTTGTACCGCCGTGTGGACGATCTTTTTCTTGGGTCAGACACCACTGCGGCCGACGGAAGTTTTGCCATTCCTAGTAGATTTCAAAACGAATATCATTATCTGGTTGCGAGGTCCACAGTGAGTGGAATAAACGCCGTTGCTATGGACTGGTTATTAGCACCAACAGTTTCATAAAAATTTTAAATTTTTCACGGATAAGGCTAATATTTTTAAGGATTCTGTTCTATAATATAGATGAAGGGAAAATTTGAGACGTTTTTTCGGCTCGAATAAATGGAGGAAACGGTATGGAATTTTTTGTTCCGGTAGCGGACATGCAGTCTGCTATAATCTATTTGCGTCCAGTTCTGAACCGTGGTTCAGACGAAATTTCAAATCTTTTGATGATCCAAACAGAGGACGATTCGGTTGTCTTCAGCGCGACCAACAATCTTACCTCAGTCAAAGTTAGGATAAAACCTTCTGGTATCAAACAAGAAGGCCAGATCCTGACACCTGCCAAAAAACTACTCAACTATCTTTCAACTTTCTCAGTATGGAACGGTTCCAGTGGAACCAAAGATTTTCATTTCCTGATCAAGGATGATAAATTCTATATAAATACTAAGACTATTTATGAATCAGGAAAAGCTTCTACGAGAAAGTTCGAACATCGTTTTTTAAATGTCCAGAATTTCCCAACACTTCCTGAATTTGAAGGAACGTCAGACTTTTCCCTTGACATCTGGGAGCTTCGTACAATCATACGAAACATTCTAAGAGTAATTAATCCAGAGGAATCCAGAGCCGCTCTATCAGGAGTTTATCTTGCGCTTGATCCAGGTAAAATTACCATGGCTGGTACAGATGGAATCCACATTTTAGAGTTTCAGGAAGAATTTCCTTACGAAGGAGAGCCAAAGCAGTTAGTTTTGGACTACACATTTGTTTCATCGTTGTTGAGTATTTTCAAGGATCTCGGAGACGTTGATTTCAACATCAAGAAAAATAGTATAGTTGCCAACAAAGACAACGTAACTCTTGTTGGTCGGTTGATCCCCGAGCCTTACCCAAATTACACCAAATATTTTGCGGAGTATGAAAAGAAAGTGGAATTCTCAAGAATAGAATTTCTTGATAATCTCATTAACGCTATACCTGCGCTGAACATGGAAGATTACAACCGCTTGGTTTTGAAGTTTGGAACAGACATGCTGTACTTTTTGTCTGATGGTTTTAAGAATGAATATATATTAAAGGATATACCCACAGTTGAAAATGGCTTAGAATTACACATGAACGGTTCTCTACTCAATGCTTGTGTTGAGGCTTTAGAAGGCAACGAGTTGGTGATTCGTTTCGACGATAATTCCAAGCCATTAATTTTTGAGTCTCCGGACAGACCCACAGTCAAGGCGTTATTAGTAACTTTAAGGGACGAATAATGGTTCAAGATCTTTTCGAGTCTGAAGAAGAGAGAGAAGCGAAAAAGATAGAGAAGTATAAAGAATTCCTTATCGAAAAAGGATTTAGGGTGGAAGATCCTCCTAAGTCCTTGAAGTTTAATATCACACGCCTTGACGATTTGATAAATTTCTTTTACTCAAGAATGTCGCTCAACAACCCTAAGCTCCGGCAAATTAAACGAAATCTCGGGCGCGACAGAAAAATAGCCAGTGAGTTCGTAAAAAGCCGCATGGAGAAAGGTATTAACAGGCAGCGCGCTTTAAGTGAGGCTGCGGAGCTTATCGACATTCTTTTCAAATATGAAGATCGCTTCAAATTCAAATACCCTATAGAATCTATTGGTATCTTAGGCCAAAAGAATCTACGTTGGGTCACGGAAAAGCTCGAAAACATGTTGTTGCGTGAGAAAATCTATGAAAAGTCTATAAATCTTAAGGAATTCAACAAGAAATTAGAGAAGGCTCAAGAGGTTGAGACCGAGCTAGAACAGCTCGACCGTGCCGATGAGTTAGAACAAATCTTAAAGGAAATGGACGGTCATTATGGCGAAGAAGAAAGTGGATGAAAAACCAAAAGCTAAAAAAATAGATGAAAAGCTAAGCACTATTGAGTTAGCAAAGAAAGAAATAATCAAAAAATATGGTGAAGTTATCACAATGCTGAATGAGCAGCAAGAGATGGAAATAGAAACCGTTTCCACCGGCAGCATAGGGTTGGACGCTGCTTTAGGTAGAGGCGGTATGGCTTATGGTAGGATTTATGAAGTCTCTGGAAATGCTGGCTCAGGCAAATCAACTTTAGCATTTAGCGTTATCGCTGAGGCTCAACTGCAGGATAAAAGATGCGCTATTATTGACGCCGAGCATGCTGTTGATCCTGTGCTTGTTAAAGCAATGGGTGTTGATGGTGATACTTGTGACCACATTAAAGGTCTTACCGGCGATGCCAATTTAGACATCGCTGAAAAGTTAATCAGGACTGGCAGTTATGGTGTGGTGGTAATAGATAGTGTTACGGCTTTGATACCAGAAGCAGAAGCTGAGGGAGAAATCTCAGATAATTTTATGGGCCTTTTAGCCCGCCTAATGAGCAAGAGTTGTAGAAGGTTTACGCCGCTGGCGAACCGGACAAACACTTTGCTCATTTTTATTAATCAGTTTCGTATGGAAATTGGTAGATTTGGTGATCCGAGAAAGACCACCGGCGGAGAAGCTATTCCATTTTTTGCTACTGGAAGGATCGCAGTTGAAGGCGGCGAGTACAAAAACTCACGCATCATTGATCCAGGAACAGGTCTTCCAATAGGCCACCACATGAAGTTTGAAGTACAAAAAAACAAGCTAGCTATTCCATATAGGAAAGCGACTATTCCTCTAATTTATGGACAGGGATTTGATAAGCATTGGGAAGTTGCTAACTTGGCAACAGATCTTGATATTCTAGTCAAGAAAGGCGCTTGGTATTCTTACAATGGTCAGAACGTAGCACAAGGCGAATTGAACATGAGAGACTACCTTAAAGAAAATGACGAGCTATATCAAGAGATAAGGGCTAAAGTTAAAGAAATGGTGGGACTATCAACATGAGCAAATTTGCAGAAGAAGTTTATAAAGTTTTAAAGCAGATCTTTCCGTTTTTTACTATAACGCCTGAACATTATGTGAACTACAAGAACACACGTTTGTACTTTGATTTTTGGGTCCGCGAATTAAATATCTTTTTTGAAGTACAAGGCCAGCAGCACCAGGAATTTAATAAGCATTTTCATGGTGACATAGAAGGTTTTAGATCTTCAAAGAAACGTGATAACCTAAAAAAGGAATGGATAGAAAAGTACGATCATCATTTGGTAGAGATTTTTCCAAATGACAGACTTGAAAAGTATAACATTATGCGAAAGATTTATAAAGAAATCGGATATGAAATGCCGAGAAAACGTAAGAAAAGAAAGAAGAAAAAGGTGGTAAAAAAGGATGTCCAACATCATAACAAAGGAAAAGACACTCGAAGACAGCCGCAAAGATAAAGACTGTCAGGATTTTATTCCTTTGAATGATGGCACGCTAGTGGGTGATTGGAGATATTGCCAGAGGTCTCTTATTTGCCAACAGATGCATCCTAACGAGGCTGGAATTCTAATAGGATGTATAAGCCATCATTTAATGGTAAAAGATCCATTCGATCCCGAAGATGAAATCTTTGCCGCATTTTGTACAGGTTGTCTGCCTAAAGATGAGCGAGACGACGAGCATGGCAAATTTCAGAAAGACAGAATACTTCGTGCAGGTGACGACTAATGAGCGAAGAAAAGAAAAGTGTAGTACAACATATGAATGAGCACGCAGAGAAGCTTTCTCTTTTTAAGATTGAGCCAGACGATAGTCTTATAGAGCAAGCAAAGAATCTGCCTGTTAGAGAACTGGAATCTATCGACAGCCTTACTCTGTCGAAATATGTTATTGTTTTGTCTCAGTACTTGGTGTTTCTTACATCACAGGTTAATCGTTCAAAAGTGATGTATAAGATTCATTCTAGGAAGTTTGAGATGCTTCTACATCAAGCGACTAAAGATGTTCCAGGCAAAACTTTGACGGAGCGAAGGGCAAATGCTATGGAAGGAAACACAACTCTTCAGCACCATGAAGAAAAGATGCATATCTTTGATTTGGAAATAGAAGCTGCTAAAGATGTTGAGAAGAACATTACTCTTTTGGTGAATGCTATAAAGAGAGAGCTTACTAGAAGAGAGGTTGAATTAGGCGCAGTACGCGCGGAAAGGCGCAGATAGGAGTTTACATGGGAGTTATTAAAAAACGTTCTGAGTTTTGCGATCCAGGATTAGAAAGAAGAGCGCTTACTTGCGCTATGCAACACAAAGATCACTTTCTAACTATCGCCGCAAAAACGAATATAAAAGATTTTTTAAGTGACGAGCATAGAGTTTTTTTAACATTATTAAATTCTTTGTATGGCCAAGGTGTCGAAACATTTGATCCTGCTGTTGTACAAACAGAGGCAGCACTAGCTGGCGTTTTGAATCATGTTGGTGGTAATGACTACATAGACTTAATAGCTGAAACTGCCGTTGATGCTGAGAATTTAAATGTTTACATTGAGAAAATTCTAGACATCAGTAAGAAGTGGAAACTTTACAAACAAACTTCAAAATTATTAGAAGATGTTTGGGAGCACCGCGAGCCAACAGAAGATAATAAAACAGCTTGGGATTTAATAGCCAGTGCTGAAAACGGTCTTCTTGATTTAAGTCTAGATGCAACATCTCAAATTGGCCCAATAAATGTTGCTGATGGCATGATGGAGTGGTTTGACAACAGACTAGAAAACCCAACAAAAATTTCTGGTTTGTCTATGGGGCTTCCGATTACAGAAATGCTTATAGATGGTCTTCGCAAAGGTGATCTATATGTTATCGCCGCGGTAAAAAAAGTGGGCAAAAGCGCTATGTTAATGAACATAGGCGCGCATGTCGCTTATAAATTACATCTGCCTGTGCTAACAATAGATACGGAAATGCAAACCTCTGAAGGAAACGACATAACACAGCTTGGCAAGTTCAGAACAAGACTAGTCTCACACATTTCAAGGGTCCCAGAAAGAAAGATTCTTCATGCTAATGTAGATGACAGAGAAGAGAAGCTCGTTAGGATGGGAATAGAGATTGCAGAGAAAGGCCAATTCTACCACCAGTATTTACCAGGATTTAATGTAGACCAGGTTATTTCTCTTTTCAAAATGTTTAAAGCAAAGCACGACATTCAGCTTGGCATTTTTGATTACATTAAGATGCCTTCGAACGCAGATACAAAATCAATGAAAGAGCATCAGATTTTAGGCGAGCTAACAACAAGATTGAAAGACTTGGCAGGACAGTTGAACATTCCTATTCTCTGTGCTGCACAGGTGAACAGATCAGGCGAGGTTGCCGACAGCGATAAGATAGAACGCTACGGTGACTGCATTATGATCTTTGATTATAAATCAGATAAGGAAATTGAAGCATTAGGAATTCAAGGTGGAAGGTACAAATTGATCATTCGTCGCACACGTGGTGGTGGCGAAACACCGAAAGAAGGAATTTCGATAAACTTTAATAAATCTATTTTAACACTCAGGGAAGCAGAAAAGCAGCCCCATGATTACGAAAATTGGATTTATGGAGAAGACTTTGGAGTAGCGGATTACGGAAAGGATGAGGGCTTAAACTTTGAAGAAGAATACTGATAGTGATACGATAAAAGAACTTATAAAAGATTCTGTAGATATTGAAGGGCTGTTGGCATCTCTTGGTGTACAAATCTCTGGTAGAAATAACAGAGAAATAAGAGGCACTTGTCCAGTCCACGGCGGAGACAACCCAACATCTTTTTGTTATAGAAAAAAGACTAGGACTTGGCTTTGTTTTTCACACGGATGCCATGAAACTTGCGGCAGGGATTCTATAGGTCTTGTGATGGGTGTTTTACAAGTTAGTTTCAAAGAAGCTTTAGTATATCTTTCTAATCTTACTGGCATTCCAATTGAAGAAGATATAGATCTCGACATAGGATTAATTAGACAGGAGATAGAAAAGAAGAAAGCGATCGAAAGACACAAAAGAAAAGTAGAAACATACATGCCGCCGGAAGACGTGACTGAAGTAGACTTGGAGAGTTTTGTTCGAATGCGGTCAGATTACTTTAGTAAAGAAGAAAATGGTGGCTTTCCTGATTGGGTCCTCGACGAGTTTGAGATTGGAGGAAACTATAGTGATGCTCAAGGATTTCAAAGAGAGATTATACCAATCAGAGACGAAACTGGTAAGTTAGTTGCATACAGCGGCCGCGCGCTAATAAAAGACGTAGAGCCTAAGTATCGATTAACGAATGGATTTAAAAAAGACAATGTCCTATACAACTTAAATAGAGCTTTACCATATGTATCAGAAAAAACAAATGATACTCTAATAGTAGTAGAAGGATTTAAAGCTTTATGGGCATTGTATCAACTTGGTTTTAAGAATGTAGTAGCTTGTATGGGAAGTAGGATTACTCCAGGACAAGCGAGATTAATATGCAAATACGCAAGGAATGTTATATTAATGTTCGACGGAGACGAAGCTGGATTGAGAGGTATGCAAGCTTTTGAAGAAGATTTCGGTCATAGAGTTAAAGTAGCTAAAATTGAATTGACCGACGAAAGAAGTCCAGACGAATACCCTGTTGAAGAGATTATCTCTTTGTTAGGAAACATTCCAAAATTTTAGGAGGTTATTATGTCACAGAAAAAAGGTACCAATTTCGTACAACTGGAAGGAGAACTTATGTGGCCGGAGTTTAAGGCTACCGGAACAGGCAAACTGTTTTGTAAGTTCAAAGTTGCTATTCCTTTTGAATTGAAGGATGGCAATGTCGTAAAGCATTATGTGAAATGCGCTGCATGGGAAGCTGTTGCAGAAGCTTTGCAAGATGTAGAGCAGGGTACGTGGTTGAAGGTTACCGGCCGTGTGAACGAAAGATCTTACGACGGTAAGTGCAGACACTGTCACAGTGAAGAGAAGAAGTACTGGACAGAAGTAGTTATTGACAATTTCGTAACGGGAGCGTAAAATGGTTAAGAAAAAGAAAAACGCCGAAGAGTTAGACATTAAGGTTATAGGATTGCCAAGTGCAATTTTACTTCCTGCTCGACGTTATAAATTTAAGCCAGAAGCCAATCACCATGTGATAGAGATTCCGAGAAAAGGTACTTACAAGGACATAGATCCAGATTTTTACACAGAGAAAGACGGTGCTTTTGACTTTGGTAAGGATGATACTATCTACTTACCTGCTGTTAATAAAGTACTGTTTGCAACACAAAAGTACCCTGATCTGACTGAGAATCAAGCATTCGCATTGCTTGCACTTAAACTAAAAGAGAAAACTCTTGAGGTGGTTGGAACTGTTGTAGAATTTTTAGAAGTGGAGGATGGTAATGAACTGTCCTAAATGTCAAAAAGATGACATTCTTGTTGCTGTTAATAAAGATGGAGAAGAAACATTCATCTGTGAAAAGTGTCGTGCTTTTTGGGATGAAGACATGGAAGTTTTAGGTAAGATTTCATCAGAACAGCTGGCTGTATATCAAAATATTATCGAATGGAATACACTAATAGATCAGATAGATTTCCAGCAATCAGATGCGCAGGATATAGAGAAGTGTATTTTTTGTGATAAATTGGCTGTTAAAGATGGAGATGATTATAAATGTTACGCTTGTGGTAATAGTTGGAGTGTTATATGAAGAAGGATTATTATCAGGTGCTCGGCGTTAAAAAAGATGCTTCTGCTGATGATATAAAAAAAGCGTACAGGAAACTTGCTCGTGAGTATCACCCAGATGTTAGCGACAAGCCAAACGCTGAAGAAAAACTTAAAGAAATAAATGAGGCTTATGAAGTATTAAGAGACCCAGATAAACGCCAGGAGTACGATAATCCTAATCCTTTTGGAAACACTTTTAATCCTTTTAGTGATATGATGGGCGGTTTTGGCTTTAGACACCAAAGCCGCCCTCAAGCAGATCTTCCTCGAAGAGGACAGGATTTAAGATTTAAAATGGATTTAAGTTTAGGAGAATCTTTGTTTGGAAAAAAACAAATCTTCCACTATACTTATAGGAGATCGTGTGCTGTATGTAATGGTATTGGTGGCACAGACATGATTAATTGCCCAGATTGTAATGGGCATGGAATGCAATCACATACGCGTGTTGAAGGCAACACGCGCTTTACTCAAACGATTACTTGTTCTTCTTGTCATGGCCAAGGTGGTAGGCCTAGCAAGCCTTGTGAAAACTGTAATGGCCGTGGTAGAGAAGATGTAAAGAACGCGCTTGAGGTTGAAGTGCCAGCTGGTATCAAAAATGGAGAGGTTTTAACTTTTCGTGGAAAAGGAACTGACGGGAAAAATGGCGGCCCCCCAGGAGATCTGCATTTCATTATAGAGGTTGACTATCCTGACATAGACTCTATGTCGGAAGAAAATCGTGAAATGCTGAGGAAAATATTATGGGCCAGAGAAGAAAAAATGGAATAATGTCTTTAGATGTATCATCCAAATGCACAGGATGGTGCTACATGGTTAAAGACGTTTTAAAAGCTTATGGATGTATAGAAACAAGAAGAGCTGATAGCCTTGAAGCTAAATTAAATGACTTTAAGCGGCAATTAGGAAAGCTTTATAAGAAATTCAATCCCTCTCATATTGTGATTGAAGACATTTATTATGCTAATAATGCTGTAACTTTTAAAGTGTTGTCGTATTTTACTGGAGTAGCTAGAGAATTATCTTATGCTATGCTTAGCATAGAACCACACATGGTAACTACTGGTGAAGTCCGAGGATACTTTGGCATTATGAAGAGGGGTAAAGGTAAAGAAATAGCTTTTGATATGATAAAAGATCACTACGGTCTGAAAGAGTTTGATTTCAAAGACCACAACGACATAACAGACGCGATTGCTCAAGGCTTATACTACTATAATAAAGTTATTTTAGACAAAGAATGGCCTGGAACGGCTGAGTCTAAAAACAAAAGAAAGCCGCGCAAAAAACGAAAGCGATAATGGAGGAAAATATGAAATGTCACGCACTGTCCGCTACACGTCTTAATACTTGGGTACAATGCGGATGGAAGTACAAATGCATGTACCACAGCAAATTGCCGAGGGCTGACTCTATCTTTTTTAAATTAGGTACCGCAGTCCACGGAGCGCTGGAGTACGCAGGTCGGCTGGTTCGAGAGGAATACGGCCGCCCCTTTTCACCAGAAGAAATACAACAGGTGATGTCCAAATACTTAGAATTAGCTGCTGAAGAACGTATAGACGACTTTAACATTCTAAAAGACGGTCAAGAGATGGTTATGAACAAGCTTAGCGATTTTACAATAGGTCGCAGTATTGTTGATCTTGAGAATAAATTTAGAATAGTAACTTATGAAGGCGTCCCAGCGATCGGCGCGATGGATAAAATCGTAGAAATCGACGACGAAACTATCGGCATCATAGATTATAAAACAAATAAATATGCCGCCAGCGCCAGAGATCTTAAAAGTGACATGCAGCTATCTTTCTATGACTTAGCAGCCAGCGTTATGTATCCTAAGTATAAAAAGATTGTACTTATTATGGATTACTTGCGCACAAAGCCTGTGTTTTCTTACAGAACAGTTGAAGAAAGAAACACGTTCGCTGAATTTGTTAAAGGTGTTTATAATAATATCCTTGAGACAGATGAAAACGATCTTAAACCTAATTTGAATCAATTTTGCGGCTGGTGCGATTACAAAGCACATTGTCCAAAATACTCTGACGCTTTGTCTGCGAGTGCTGATACATTTACTCCGGTTGAAATGTTAGACATCAACGAACTAATAGAAGAGTTCGACCTTGTTAAAAACCAAAAGAAGATTATAGAAGCAAGAGAGCGCGAACTCAAAATGATCGTTGCAGAAAGAATCAGAGAGGCTGGTGACGACCTTTGTGGTGATAATAAGAAGATCATAGTGAAGCAGTCTTCAAGACTGAACTATGACGTTGATCAAGTTCTTAAACTTATCCCAGCAAGAGACATAAGAAAGGTTGTTGCTATTAACAAGCGTCAGTTAGATCAGTATCTCGCTGATGTAAGGCCAGATTTGAAGGAAAAGATTACGGCTACGGCGTCATTTACTTTTAACAGCCCGTGGTTTGAAGTAAAGAGATTTGACGGAGGGGATAATGGCGAAGAAGATTAAAAAGAAAAAGAAAAAATTTAAGTTAAATGAAAACCAGATTTCACAAGCGCCAGCGTTTATCAAAGACCCTAAGAAAAAAATAAGATTAGTTTTCTACGGTGATGCTCCGCCATGTGCTACAGGATTTGCCACCGTTTCTAAGAACATTCTTACAGGATTGCATCAAACAGGTAAGTTCGACATAAGAGTTTTAGGAATCAATTACTGGGGCGATCCGCATCCGTATCCATTTCCTATTTGGCCTGTTGGTACAAATCCTGACCGCGATCCGTATGGAAGAAAAAAGGTATGCCAAATGATAGCTTCTTGGGATTTCGACATGCTTTTCTTTTTACAGGATAGTTTCATTCTGACTTTTATTCCTGAACTGCTTAATCATTTAAAGGCGCAAGGAAGAAAGTTTGTTAGCATGTGTTACTTTCCTATTGATGGTGTTCCTAAAAAGGAATGGATAAACGCTGTAACAGCTGTTGATACACCTGTAACTTACACACAGTTTGGCTATGACCAGTGTGTTAATGTTGCGCCGAATTGTAAAGATAAGTTGAAAATAATTCCGCACGGCGCTAATCCAAAACACTTCTTTCCAATGCCAGTAGAACAGGTAAGACCATTCAGAACACAATATTTTGGTCCACAGGCTGAGCATTTTATTTACATGAATCTTAACAGAAACCAACAAAGGAAAGACATTCCAAGAACTATACACGCATACAGTGAGATCCATAAAGAAGACCCAAAAACTTTATTGTATCTTCACATGGCTATGCAAGACCAAGGGTGGAATTTACCAGAGGTTGCAAAAACATTTGGTCTTAATCCTACTGGTGATATTATTTTTCCTCAAGGTTTCGGACCCAATCAAGGATTTCCACTTGAGACTTTAAATGTTATTTATAATGCTTCTGATTGTGTTTTAAGCACAACACTCGGTGAAGGTTGGGGCCTGTCTTGGGTAGAAGCTATGGCTACTAAAACACCGGTTATCATGCCTAACAACACGGCTATGGCTGA